ACCCGCGATAGACCACACGGCCTACAGAGCCACTATACCAATACTTATCACAATAGTATGTGCTTGATGAACCGTTCATGCTGCCTACCGGAATTACATCCATGTGCTTGCCATGTGCCACTGAGGTAATCCACTGGTCACTTGTTGTCTTGCCTTTTACCCACCTTATACTGCCATCAGGCATCCAGATACGCCATTTGCCTGCATTGCCTGCATCATTAGGCAAATCAACACCGTCCATCATGTCATATTTGTGGCCGTAAATGTCCTCGTAGCCAAGACAGCAGATATTGTTTACCTGAACCACGGTCTCCTGCCCGTACTCGTCCTTCGACTTATACCACGCATACTGATGCACAAGTCCGTCAACCATTGAGTTCGTGATATTTTCCTTGATGGAATGGGCTTCTTCATACCCGATAGTGTCCGTCATGCCACGGCTTGCCGTGCCACCTGTTGTTCGGTTATTCGTATGCGAACCTGCGCCGCATTGCTCCTGCATATCACGACGGCCATACTTGGCATAAGAAAGGTTGGCTATACGTGAGTGCATCAAAGCGTCTATCTGCTGCATACCACGCTGTACCGAGTAATAGTGGAAATCACTCCAGCCCATGTTGGACGCAGTAGTGCCGCCTGTTATGCAAGACCGTAACTTGCTGCCGACTATACTGCTGCCGACCACGGCACACAGGTGTTCGTCATTAGCCACCCAGTCCGGTTCCATATCCTCTATCTTGTCGCTGTTGCTCAGAACCACCTTGTCAAACTCAGCCGTATTCAATATGGTGAAATGAAGTTCTGTCGCACCGGCAGGAATGTCTGCTATCAGATACATACCGGCCTCAAAACGGCAGTTCAATGGTTCGACCACAACAGACTGTAGGATATTACCGGAGGAATCCGTGAATATGGCTCCTACCATATTGGAACCGGGTACAGACGGGAAACGGACACGGCGGTGGCCGGAAACATCCACACGGCAGACGGAATAGCTTGAATCCGTACTGTAAGAGACGGACAAGGTTTCCTTTCCTGTCATTATCTTCTTCCCGGCCAAGAAGCCGCCGGACACGGACTTGATGTCATCAAGAGTGACAACATCGGCCGACGGCCTTACAGGTTCATGGTCACGGTCGTTACTGCTGTAGCAGGAGTAATGCTTTCCTTTCAGGTAGTCATTGATGCCCTTGCTCCAGAAGAAAGGCTCATACATCATCAAATCGCCTTCCGTGCCATCCAGCTTGGCCGCGCTACCGTCAGCATACTTGGTGCTGTCCGCATCGTCCAATGGGCAGTAGGTCATTTCCCCGTCAAGGTTATTGACCGTCGTATCAACATTGGCCATATTGACATTGCGAGTTGTAGCCTTTTTCGTAACCTTGGCCAACACGCGGTGGCGTTGTTTCAGAATGGCGGATATATGGCCGTTGGGCATATAGGCATTGCCGTATTTATAGCCGGTCCGGTTGTCAAGATTGCTCACGTTCGCATCATCTGCTGCATTGTCATCAAACTCTATCATCGTGTACTCCGGCTGGATGATGTTCAGTTCCGGATAATGCTTCCTGTATGCGGTGTATGTATCCTCATCCACATAACGGGTCAGCCGATATGTACCGACAAAAGCGCAGGTATCGGTATAGTTGCCACCGGCATCGACACCGCCGCAATCCATGTACTGTTCAAGCAACGTCCCGTCACCTTCCATATCTATGCCGGTAACACGTATATGCTGCACGTTGACACACTTCGAAATAAGGGTCTGCCAGTCAAGGCCGGAGCAACCTGAAAACACAAACGTAGATATATTTGTATAACTCCCAACGGACAGTCCGTCCTGAGTCAATGACGAGAGATATTCCAGTTTCAATGTCGTAAGGGTGTCCGGCAAATAAGCCTCTGCCAATGGTGCGCCATGCGCAAAGTTCACGCTCTCCACCTGCACGCCTCTCGCATCCAGGTACTCCAGTTTTGTCTGGTTGCTGAAATCAAGTTCCTTGGATGTGCTGCTGCCGGTCTTTGCCTGTGCCTGATTGCGCAGATTGATTTTCTGCAATGACTTGCAGGCGTTCAGCACAAGCCACCATCCGGTGGAGCCTTTACCCTTTGATTCCATATTCAGCTCACGCAACACACCACACTTTCCAAGGTCAAAGCCGTTTTTCAGATGGTCGGCCGCCCCGGTCATGTCAAGCACTTTCATGCGGCTCGCGCCATACAGGCGCAAGGGGTCATTCACCGTGTATGCTCCGGACACGTCCAGAGAGGCGGTCTCGTCCTCCTGTACGATTCCGGTATTGGCTATGTTGGGCGAGTTGTTCGTGCCATAGCCGAAGGCGTACACTTCGTTGGCCGTAATCTTCACCACGTCTGCGGCATCGGACGCAGAGCGGGACATGTACAAATCCACGTTATCACTCGTAAAGTTGCTCGTGCCGTACTTGGCGTCAAGCAACGCGAAACGGTTTCTGATGAAGTACTCGCGGTGCGCGGCGTTAGAGCCTTGCAGGGCGTAAATATAGGGCCATACCTTGCCGTACATTTGCTGCACGGCAGGACGGATGTACTTTATCTCGCCTGACTTGTTAAAAGCACGGTCGCTCCAGTTGCCCGCCTGTTCCGTGTTGAACATCTCCAGGACACGCTCGTTGGTCATCACGGCGCGGAGATTCGCCGCACAGCGTCTGAGGTCGTCGCCGAGGTTGGCCAGCACAAGATTCCACAGCCAGCTCTCGCGGCCTTCAAAGGCGTACTTGCTCGCCTCGGCGTCGTAGGTGTCACGGTCCGTGGTGTAGGTGTACACAAGGAAGCAGTCGTTGCGCTTGCCCATCTGCGTGTCGCCGTCATAGTAGGTGATATACCATTTCAGGCCGTCCCACGTTCGCAGCATCATGTTCTTGGCCCTTTGGTCCACGGCAAGGTAATAGTCCGTCCACAGGTAGTAGGTCAGGATGAAGTCCTTGTCGAAGTACTGGTCTATCTCGTCCTTAAACTTTTGGCTCACAAAAGAGGATATGTCGTTTGAACTTGCACCCGCAGGTACGCAGGCTCTTATCCATGCGAACAGGCGTGTCACGGCATTCTGCTGGGCTTCCGTCAGTCCTGCCCATTTGACATCATCAGGGTAGTTCGTTTCCATCCCCTCGTCGAATATGCCGGGTATCTCCGCATCGCTCGCAGACTGGAACAGGCACATTTTCGCGCCGTTGTTCAGCATCTCGAACGTCATGGGCATTGCCGGTGTGAAGCCCTCGACACCGGTCATGCCGAACAGGTCTTCACTTTTCGACTTCTCGTTGTTGAAGTTATACTGTCCGTAATACTCGCTTTCCCCGTCAACGGTCTCCGCACAGAATATGTCTATCGGGAAACCGTCTATCGAGGAACGGACACTTACGGCATTGAGATTCCCGGTCAATTGGAACTGCTCCCTTTGTGGAGGAGTAAGCAGTCCGAGTTCTTTCAGTATGTCGTTAAAGAGCTTTGCACCGCCCGTGTTCATGCTCATGGACGAGTCCGAGTAATCCGACTTCATCGTAAACAGGTTCATCGGGACGGCCCCCGGACGCATGCGGTATTTGTTCTTGCCCAGCGGGTCTGCCACCCCGTTCACGCTGAGCGTAAGGTTCTCGCCGCCCTTGTTGAAGTATATGCGGATGTTCTTGGACGGATACTTGGTCGACGAGGTGCCCTGGATGCGGATGTTGCAGTCCGTCAGTACGAAGTCATACTCCTTGCCGAACGGGGAATAGAAGTATATGTCGGCCTTGAAGTCCGTCTTCTTGTTGTTCTCGGCATACACGTCATCCAGTTTGTTGGGCCGCACGATGCGCAGCACACCCTTGCCTTTGGCACGTATCTTGTCGATGTCCACGCCTCCGGTATCCCCCAAAATGTCGTTCTCTTCGTACAGTTCAATCATACCGCCGGAGGTATCCGCATCCACAATGCGGTTTTCAAGTTCCTCGTCATCGGATATGGCACGGCTGTATATGCGTATGTTGCGCACCTCGACGTCCGCTTCCGAACTGTCGATGACAATGTCCTGCGGCACGTCCTGGGCGAAGTTGAACGAGGAGTCGTAGATGTCGGCCCCTGTCCGGTTGCCGTCCACATAGATGTGCATCAGACGGTTTTCGTCACGTGTGGATATGACAAGGGCTATCTTTATCCACTTGTCGGAGACGTAGTTCGTACCCAGTTTGATTTCACGGGTAACAAGTTCGTCATCCTCATTGGTATAATCCACCGTCTGTCCCGTCTTGAAACTCGCGTTCTCGGCCGTGATTAACAATCCCTTGCCGTTATTGATGCAGCTCACCACGCTTGCCGCACGGTTCATCACGTTGCTGACCTTGATTGTCATCTCTATGGTCAGGCCCGTGGATTTCACATCCGTGGCAAACGGCTTATAGCCGATGGTGGCCTTTGCGCCGTTGGTAAGCCTCAGGCTCTCCCCCGTCCATCCGTTGCTGCTCCAGTCAAAGCCCTCGAAAGTCGTCTTTATGCCGTTAGATTCCCATTTGGCAGGGTCGCCCTCGGTGTTACTCCGCCCCGCAGCGTCAAACTTGGCAAGCAGGCCGTATGTGGCCTCCGATATGTCAAGGCTGCTCTCCGACACATCAATGCTTACCGTGTATTCTGTCTTCCCGACCTTCAGCATAAGGGTGTTTGTCCCCTGTGAAGCGAACCGGTTGGTATATGTCTGCATGGAGCGTGGGGCATTGATGGTGCTTGCCTGTTTGCCGTTAAGATACACTTCTACCTGTGCCGGCGTCCCGTCCGGGTCGTATGCGATGAAGTTGAAGCTCATCTGCTCGTACTGTGCTGCATGGATTGTCGGCATAAGGTGGTTTGCCGTCTGTATCGTACCCGATGTGTCGGTATACTTTATGCCCACGAAAGGAACATTCAGGCCCGCCTTCAGTATGTCTATATAGATACTGTCACTCTTCAATCCGTTACGTTCCGCAACCAGTTGTACGGTATGCCGTCCTGCACTCAGTGAAGAGCCGGAAATGGAGAATGAGCCGTTCACCGTGCCACTCTTGTTTATGGTCTGTGACACCGGGATGTCTGCCCCGTCCAAATACATGGACACGTCTTTCGTTCCACTGCCCGTAATAGTGAACGGTATCTCTATCGTGTCGGTGTCCTTGTAGCCGCCGTCAGCGATGGTGGAGGCAAGGTTGTAGGCACTCGTAAGAGAGAGCGTTATTACGTTTATGCTCGTATATGCCTGTTTCGTCTGCTTTGTGCCGTCCTCCGTGGTGGCTTCCGCCCTCACGTACACATCGGTCGTACCGACAAGCAGGTAGTCGCTTATGTCGAGCGTGTAGGTCCCTGCACTAATGCCTTTCAGTGTCTGCTGGTACGTGGTGGTCGTACCACGGCTTACGGTAATGGTTATGTCAGCTTTGATACCCGTGGCATCACCTTCCGAGTTCACGTGGCTGTATGAATAGGTGAGTTCTGCCGTGCCGCCCTCCTTGACCTGCGCCTTGTCAAGGGCTGCCGTAAGGATGATGCGGCTCGCCGTGGAACCTCCGCCGCCTCCGCCTGTAAATTCGGCGGACGCGATTATCCCGCCCTGCTTGTTCAGGATGTTCAGCGTGTTCTTGTCTCCGTCAGGTATCACCTCGACGCCACCCACCGCCGCATCACTGATTTCATTCATCTTTTGTGCCACGGCCGCGTTCTGTACGGGATTGGTACTTTCTGCGTCAAGGCTCTCATCAACCTGTATCTGGTCTATCACAAGTGCCACATTACCGTCGGAATCCGGATTTATCGTCTTTCCATTAAGCGTGACTGACTTGATTTTGCCGCCTCCGTATTCTTCCCAGCTTGCAGGTATGAGGAAATTATTGATGTCGTTGGATATGAAGCGGTAGTCCTCCCATTCACCTGCGGACTTCTCGAATGTGAGAATCATGCCGGGTTTGTCCGCATCCTTGATGTCCGCATCGGCAAGTGCCGCAATGGCCGTTTCCTTGGTGTAGTAACCGATCGCGGGTGGCTGCTCGCCGGTGACATTGTAGAATCCGCTGCCGGAACCTCCGCCACTGAACTCTGCAAGTTCTTCCTTGTCTTCGTCCCATATATACGCTGTACCGCCAAGAAGATACAGTTTGTCTTTCAGGAGTTCTGTCCTTTCCTTTGACATATACAGGTCTGCAGTAGACCAATTATTATACAGGCTTGGTATTGTTCCACCGGAAATTAGCCCGGCTACCATCCCTCCACCACTGTAGCCAAAAACTTTCTTGGAACGTACATACAACACCCGGCCGTCTGTTCCTGCTATGCTCTGCAGCTTCATTTCCGCATCATCCACAATCCCGTCGAAGCGGGCTATGGCTCCACTCAAGGCAAGGTTGCATTTAGTGTTCACCACGCCATACATCATCTCACGGTCGGCATTCTCCTCGTCTATGCGTTTTCCGAGTGCCGTGTCAGCAGATTCACGGCTCTTGGCTTCTTCTGAAATGCTATCCTGAAGTTCCTCACAGGCTGACACACGCTCCGCACGTTCTTTTTCTATATTCTTCTCCAGTATCTTGTCGGCATTGTTACGGCTGGTCTCCTCAATGTCTATGTTCCCCTGGAGGGTTCCTGTCGTATCATTGACATGTTTTGTCAAATCACCTATCTTATTGGACAACGTGTCGTCTGCGTTCTTCCGTGCCTCACTCTCCTCCTCTATCTTTTCTTTCAATTCGTAGATACTGCCCATATTGCCCATCAGACGCCATCCGGGCTTCTGCCAGGCGTAGATATTGCCGTTTTCCGGGGATGTCGCATTGTCTGTGTCGTACACACTCACAAGCTGCCCGTAACGTAAAGCCTTGCCGTTCGTGCCCACGGGATCCGTGTCCGCCTCCATGGCGGCCTTTGTCTTGTACACCTTGCGTATGCCCAGACCATCGGCACTCTGTTCCATATCGGCTATGTAGGCCAACACATCACTCTGCAGCCCGAAAGTATCCTCCGGACTGATGCTGTCCGCCTCTGTCACTGCACGTAGGCGGTTGGCTATTTGTTGAAGTTCGTAAATGGATTTCATATTCTTATCCGATTTCTAACGCATAATATGATTTGTTCACTCTACGTTTGATGCCCAGCAAGGTTTCTAACTGGAAATCAAAAGAGGGTACATCTGACACCTTGTAGTAAGTACCGGTTCCGGGAGCACCTATGACAATCTTTGCCGTGCAACTCTTCACGACCGGTCGTATCTGTCCGTCTTCAAATTCGCGACTTTCCACGGTTTTTTCCTCAAGAAGGTAATATAACGGAGCGGCTCCTATACTAAAGCCGTCATATCCGGCCAAATAAGCGTCTCCTTCATGTAATGTAAATTCGGGTACATCATAGACGCCTTCCGCTGTTATCAATTTGTGAGCCTGCATTGTCTCCAGATTTGCATCACCACACCCATTTATATGACGTGCCGTCGCATATACCGGAAGCCCCACACTGTTTGCATAGTCTTCATCATCCGAAGCAATGGCATCCGAACCGTGACTTAACAAAAATAGGGAACGTACCAATTCCATCATGTTGTCCTGAAGCAGTTTCAAATCTTCAAGGTAAACGGGCTGACCGCCGGAACTGAAAACAAGTTTATTCATAATCGTATAATTCTATGCCGAACGTACGCCCAGCTGGTTTGTATATGTTTAATATGTTCTTTATTTCATTATAATTACGGCCTCCGTATTTATCTTCATCCTTGTCCGTGGAAGTACACAGGAATGTCGGGACATGAACTATCATGTGTACAATAGCGGTTTTCTCCCCATTGATATTCAGGTAACAGGGACGCTGTTCTGATAACAGATACAATGGCTTTGAAAGCTGTACTTCATTCCGAAGATGGAAAAAATTTCCGTCCTTGACCTCTTCTGGAGTCGATATGAATATCTGACTGCCTTTCAAGAAAAAAGCATCATTAAGAGCCTTTTCCAAATACATCACGTTGCATGTTGTATTCAGTTTCACGGATACATTCGTATGAAGTGAGTCGAATTTCCCGTACACGTAACGCAGTGGAATTATCATTATGCGCAAAAGGTTTATCATGAATCCGCTGCGCAATATCGGAGGAAGCAACTGCACGACCAACTTAGTAAAATCAATCTTGTACCACATAGCTCAATGAATTTTCAAGTCCATAAACCACATAGCTGCCACTGGAACCTATATAGTTATTCCCTGACAACGCAGTCCATCCTCCGTTCACCCCATCAGTATAGCATACCTCATGCAACTCCACATCAATGACACCTTCTACAGATTGAATGGTATCTACAAGTTTTGTCTTGTTAAAAGTGCCACCATAGGTGATATTTTTCAAATGCCCCTTGATGGCATCCTCCACAGGTCTGCTTCCATCAGACAACCGCATGCCGCTTTCATTCAATACAAGAGGGTCTATCGCAACAGTTGCCGATATGGAAAGTCTGTCACTATCTTTACTGATGACATTAAGAATCACACCTGCCACCTTGACCCTGTTCATATACTGTTTGAACACCGTTAGAACATCATTTGAAAGAGCCACAGGAGTACCATTCTTATCACCGCTTACAAGAATCTGGACACTTGTGCCCTTGTCACGTACAGCCGCATACTTGACCACCTGCTTGCTTTCGTCCATCTTAGCATACTCGTATTTCTGCGTGGTCTCATTAAAGACCAATCCGTCACCATATTGGAATGCCAACGCCATCTTGTAGTACCACGGTACACTGGCTACCACCGCAGTAGCAATTTTGTTCTCGATGTCAATTTTATGTTGGTCGAATATCATCTCCAGTACATGGTAACAAGCGGCCAGTATGAAGAACAGGATATTCTCAAGGCTCACACTGGAGAAACTTCCACCGAATGTGTCACGCTCGCTCAGCCCGTACTTCTCCCTGATGGTTTCGTCCGCCATGAAAGCATCCGTCATGGTTTTCTTTATTTCCGCTACACTCCTTGCCATACGCTTTTATTTGAATGTTTCCTTAAACTCTTCACCGAATATCCTCAGACGGAAGCCGCTTTGGTCACGGGCGGTTGCCGGTGACACGTCATTGTCCCTACAGTAATTCTGCATCGTCCTGTTCCACACAACGTCAGGCATCATGAGTTCCGTGCCGGCTTGGGGTACTTCCGTCATGCTGATACCGTTTTTATGCGCAATGGCTATCATGGCTTCCCAGGAACCGAATTCCTGCACGGCCACATCGGCCAAAGTCTGTCCGTCTTTGATAATCTGTTTCATCGTGTCACTTTTGAGATGATGAATCCACAGGCAAAAAGGAGTATGAGCAACCCTGGAAACCATAGCCACCGGTATGTGTTTTTGACTGTTTTCTGAGTGCTTTCCCGGATTGTCGTGCTTGAAGTGTCTGTTTCCGACTGATACTGTTTCTTTACTTGTTCCGTTGCTGTCTGCCGGGTACTTCCGTTTCTGTTTGCCTTGCTGGTACCCTTTCCCAGATAACGCTCTTTTGTGTATTCACTGTCCTTAAACAGTATACGGCCGCAGGAATCCGTGACTATGCGTTCCCAGAACTTCTCTACAAGGCTGTCCTTTTCAGACGTCTGTAAAGTCTGTTCAGCAGAACTGTCACACTCAAGACGCTCGCCAAGGCACATTTCAGTCTTCGTTTCGGTCATGCTCGTCCGGGCATTCTCCTTATGGATTTCACTCACCTTCTCCTTTGTCTTACAGCCGGGCAGGGAAAGAACGAATCCGGACATCAGCAGGACACACATGATTTTAACAATCCTCTTCATGGTCAAATCTCCTTATATTCTGTTTTGGCGTCAAAGCAAGGGCAGGCCTTAATCCACTCGCACTTCTCTATCTTTCCGTTCTTATTCAAGTCCGGACTGAAGTCACGATGGCCCTGTATGACGGCATTGGGATATTTTTTCCGTAATAACTTCAGCAGCGACACCAGCGACTTTTTCTGCTCATCGCTCCGTGTGTCCAGGTTGTTTAATCCGCCGGTATAGGCTATGTTTATACATACGCTATTATAGCCACGGACACCGTTGCTGACCTTGCCCTCGTCAAGCATCTGGTGTATCTTGCCGTCAACGGTCACCACATAGTGGTAGCCGGGATTCTTCCATCCGTTCTTCCTGAAGATTGCTTCAAGGTCTCTTACCGTCTGCTTCGGATTTCCTGCCGTGCAGTGGACGGCAATATATTTAATGTTTCTTCCCATCGTCACACATCATTTGAAGGGTGTTCTCCACTTCACCCGGTTCTATATTCAGTTTTCTCGCAATCTCGCCCACAAGTGCCTTCTTCAGAAGCTGAAGGAACGGCATCCGGGGAAAGCATATCAGCATACTCGCACTGGCACTCCACAGTTCCACCAACACGATACAGGCGCAGATGACACCCGTTGTAAGTCCTCCTCCCACACCCAGCAGCCGGTCAATGCCTATAAAACTCAATACGGCACAGCCATACACCGCCAGTTTCGCCAGTGTGTCACGCGCCAGTTCACTCAATGCGAAGTTGCCCTGCTTCAGACTGGAGGCTATGCCCCAAGCCCCGTCCATCACTACCGCCATCACGGCAATGTTCACCATCATGCCGTAGCCGGTCACATAGTCCACCACGACCATAATAAGGCAGAGTATCCATCCCCACACCGTGGAAAGAACCTCGCCAAGTCTTTCAAAGAAATTTCCAATCATATTTTTTATTTTTAATAAGTTGCTTCTATCTGTATGCCCGTATGGGTAATTTTAACGCTTCCGACACGCTGCCCGTCCATTTCCAGTTGCTCTTTTATTGCCGTCCGCCAGTATATCGGGTCATTATCCAGCAACATGTCACTGATACCGACACCCACCGCCGGACGTTCTTTCAGTTCCCCTTTATGCAGGGTAAGGATAAGGGCCTGGTTCTGCCGCAGAATATCATCTACGGCCAGTGTCCCGTTCCTGACAACAGGCTCAAGGTATTGCCCGTCATCCGCACCCCATGTCAGTTGTATTCCTTTCATACTACTCAGTGCTTGATGGTTTCATCCTCGTAATCACTTTTATTGAATGAGGGGGCTGCCGCTCCTGGCTTTACGGTCGTAAAAGTTCCACCGGGATGGGACACCGTAACATTATGCGTGTGCTTGTTGAATGTGTCCACAAGTTCGTTTATCTTATCCGTCAGCTGCTCTATATTTATCAGACCGCCCAGTTTGCCGCCATTGATGACGATTGTTTCTATATGGTCCACCTGCAGGACCACAAGCTGGGAGAGGTCACCGCTCAAGCTGCCGACCGTCACTGCAGTACCCACTTTCGGAGTTACAAGCATCCAGCCGTCATCATCCAGTTCCGATGCCTTCAAACGTACATCAGGAATGATGATATTGCCTATCTCCACCTCACAAAGCTGTCCGGTTACAGATTTCACGACGCCCTGGTAAATGGAGATTTTCTCCCCACCGACGGCCTGTTTCAGGTACTCCCTCAATTTGCTATGCTCGTTCATGCCTTAACTTAATCTGAATCCTAAATCAATTTTTCGTTTGCCTCCCTCTTTGGAGAACTCTGTGGTCACGCTCGTCACGAAATACGTTCCGTCCTTATACGGATAGTCCTTGTCCCTTAGCGTTACACTGTCCGCAGGACGGCACATCGGTATCAGCCAGCCCGTAATACTGCCCTCGTAGCCGTCAAAGGTGCGCCGTTTCACTTCCAGTTCTCCCCTGGCCTTCATGCTCGCCTCGTCGGAAGTCGGGCTTTTTATCTCTATCTTCTCACCGCCGGTACTGCCGGTCTCCACTTCCCTGACCGTCCCGTCCGGGAGCAGGGCTTTGACAACCACCTTTATTTTCTTGTCTGCCGCTCTCCTGTAAGTAAGGCTTTCCTCCTCGACATTGACAGCAAGGTCGTAGAACCGCTCCTCGTCCATCATCTCGCCGGGAGGATGCACATGCAGCGTGTCGCCACACAGATATGTGTCCGCACCGCATTCTTCCTGTATCTTTTTCAATACGTCGTAGCCGGTGGCGTTGTTGATGACAAACTTGTCGTATGTCCAGGAATAGGAACAATCCACCTTCAAATCAAGCCCACACCCTGTGACCACCTTGTTAAGGAGGGTTTCCAGCGTGACCTTTTTCAACACTTCATTGGGTATCTCTTTTCGGAACAGGAACATATCGTCCTCACAGTGCAGTTTGATATTTCCTCCGTCCGTGCTGATACGCTGCAGCCAACCGCTGAATTCGCCCTCCATACCGCTTTCCTTATATCCGAACATGATGCTCACGGCATCACCGCGCTTCAGTTTGTTTTCCACCTCAAGCGCGTTGTTGTATTGCGCCGCCGGAAGTGTTATGACAGCGGTATCTGAAAGTTGCTCGACGCTCTTGTGTACCTCCACTTTGTCAAGCATACCCAGTTTATAGTTACCTATCTCTATGTCGTATATCATCGTGTACATGGTCTCACGCATTTAAGTCGTCACGGCTGAGCAACAGCTTGTATATGTCGTCACTGTAGGCCGTAATGGTATAGTTCTGATTGGTCAGTCCTGTCGTGAAAGGAATGTCCCAACTCTCTATGGCAAGTTGGCTTATGCCGAAAATCTCCAATAGAGGACACAGGGCCTTCACGTGTCCCGCCTCGCAGAAGTTTTTTAAGGTCGCCACGTCCTCCTCCGGATATTTGCCCTCACGGGACATAAGGATGCCTTCAATCCTTACCGTATAGTCGTCCTGCGTCCAGCGTTCCTTGATGCTTCCTTTTATACTACCCTTGCTCACATGACGGCGGACGATGATATTCTGGCCGTTAAGGCTTATCATCGGCTCCAGAGGAAACAGCCACTCCTTTGCGCCGGATTCCTCTAATTGGAACCGTAAGGGCATGGTCATGGGGACACCAATCGCGTTGGTACGGACCACTTCCTCAAGTTCCTCATCGCTCATATCCTCCACATTGAAGTCTGAACCATCCGGGATGGTCTTGCCGCCAAGATAGCCTGTATTGACTCCGTAAAAGTTATTTTCACGGAACAGCCAGTAAGGGGGAACTTTCGTCAGTCCCATTGCCCGGAGGGCTATGTTCTGGAGTATGAATCTTGTCGTTTTCATCATTCGGTACTGGTTGCTATGGCAAGAGCCCTGTTCATACATTGAAGCACGATGCGTTCAAGTTCCGCCGTGTCAGTCTTGTCAGCCATCGTCACGTATATGTTATCAAAGAACTTGCTTATGTTCATGGTTATACTGGTGCTTCTTGTTCCGCCTGTGGCCAAAGCCTCGGCGGTCTTGTGTCCATCCTTACCTTTCTTACCTTTTCCCGCAGAGGCTGTATTGAAGACAACCTCTCCTGTTGTACTCCCTTTCGTGCCCGGTGTACTTATCGACGTGTCTTTTGCTGGAGATTTCTTATCTTTGGCACTCTCAACGGCATAGTTCTTGTCATATTCGGTCTTTACACCTTCAGCCAGTTTCTTGGTCTGTTTGAACGCCTTTTCCGCACTGGTGACACCTGTTATGTCTTTTACACCCTGGACAGCACTGTTCCACGCGCCTTTGAAGTCTCCATCGAAGAGTTTTGCCATGGCTTCGCCAATCTTGCCGATGCCGCTCATCAGGGTCTTTATCCTGTCTATGACGTACTCTTTGATGATGTTGCCAAAGCCCTTCAGGGTATCCCACATCGTCAGAATGAAAGCACGGAAACCTGCAAACTTGTTCCAGCAATAGACAACGGCCGCGACAAGGGCGGCAATAGCCGTAATAATCAGTCCTATCGGGTTGGCCGTAAGAGCTACGTTCAGAAGCCACTGGACAGCTTCCCATGCCTTTGTCACCGCCGTAACGACTTTGATTACTCCCACCATTCCGGCAATGGCAATGGTATGAAGGTTAAAGGCTATGGTTCCCACACCCACGACTACAGCAAGAAGACCAAGTTCTTCCCTCCATTTTACAATGAATCCGATGACACCGGCTACAACAGCGAATATCCCTTTAAGGGCGGATGCTATCGGAGGGACAATGGCCAGAAACAAGTCCATGATGTCGTTGATAATGGGCTTGATTTGCTCAAACATATCCACGGCCGCCTGTTGGACATTGCCGACAAGTGTCGAGAACTTTCCGCTTACGGTCTGGCTCAGCTTGTCACTCATCCCGGCAAAGGCCCCGCCGGCACTGGTGGCATGGTTGATGGCCGCCGCCACGGCATCCATGCCTATCTGCCCCTTGCTCATCATGTCTTGAAGTTCGGCATAGGTCTTGCCGGTCATCTTCTGCAGTTCTTTCAACGGGTTGAATCCTGCATTGATGAACTGGAGCAGGTCCTGGCCGCTCATCTTGCCGGCACTGGCCACCTGGCCGAATACCAGTGAAAGGCTACCGAGTTTGGTTTTATCCCCGCCTGCGATATCACCCAGTTGACGGAGGTAACCATTTACCTTGTCCGCCTCCACACCGAAGTTCAGCATGGTCTTGGCGTTATCCACCAAATCCAGGTTACTGTATGGTGTCTTGGCGGCAAACTCATTGATTTGTTTCAATATGCCGGCCGCCTTTTCCTCACTGCCGACAAGGGTCGTGAACGCGACGGAGGTCTGTTCCGCCTGTGCGCCAAGGGATGTGACCGCCCCGATACCGGCACTGATGAGAACGTATGGGTTTGCAAGGAACTGCATTCCTGGTAAGGACATCAGCGAGTCCTTGAACTTGGAGAAGGAGAAGGCTTCCCGTAAACGAGCCCCTGTCGAAGTCGCCTTACGGGATATTTCGTCAAGCTGCTTCGAGGTCTGCCGGGCAACGCTCAGCACATTTCCCTCGTCTGCCTGTAACTTGATTAGGAACTTAAGTACGCTGTCCATTATTCGCCTTCGCCTCCATTTTGCGGATGTCAATCAGATACCGGATTGTCCATGCCCATTCTTCATCACTCAATGTGTCAGGGTCAATGTGCATATAGTATCTCAGAAGAGTGTTGAGAAAAAGTACATCACACTCATCGGAATCTGGGACATCGGCATCCGCTAAAGCTTTTTTATTGCCGATTCCTTTATTTTAATTACTTCTTCCATTTTTGGTATGACAGCAAGGAAAAGGGAGTCATCTTCCAGTATCTCCTTATCACCGTCCACCCAAAGCTGCTTCAGCAAGGTCTCACTCATCTGTATCGGGTTCTTGACCACGCTCACATAGCTCAAATCCTTACGGTTCGGCCTGCGCACAATGCAGCTCTTGTCTTCCACGCTGAGTTCAAAAATATCGCCATGCTTCCTTTTCCACTCAGCTACCTGTTCTTTTGTGTACTTCATTTTTTTCTGTTTGAATGGTTGTTGAACACTGTTCAAATCACATATATGCCTCTACACGCTCTTCTTGTCGATAAACAGGAACGGCAGGGTCTTCTCCTGGTACTTGTCACCTTGTTTCCACTCGGTATTGTCTTCCGTAAATTCGACACCGACCAGAATGTCTGTCGTAACGACATCACCAGCACTGGGATTGCCATAAGCTGCTACGATGTCCATACTCGAATCCAGAATATCACCCCCACAGGCTTGCTTTAACGCCTCATATTCGCTTTGGAGAAGCGTTATCTCGCCGTCATACGTCTTGTTACCACGCTGGATGCTGTGGGGCTTGTTGCCTTTGGCATGCAGAGCTTCTTTTTCCTGCTTCGCACTGTATTTCACACCACGGAGCCCGGTAACCATGCGACCGGCCATGACAACCGACACATCTGCCCACTCATATTCTCTTGTATTGACCATATCTGATTTTTTATACTGTTGTCACTAAGAAGCCCAAGTTCACGTCAATATACCGCGCATAGCCATGAGGACGCACTTTCAGATTCAGTTCTATCCTGGAGGTAGAAACAACGTTCTGTTTCTCATTGATATATACCTTACAACCCTCTCCGTCGGTGGCACTCAGTTCACCATTGGCAGTCATCTTGCGGTTGATGGCGTTCTCCAACGTCTGTTGCCAACTTTTGACGACTGCATGTTGCATGGTCCCGTCCTCGTTCAGGTCTATCTCGTCAAGAAGTTCATCAAGCATTGTGTCGTAGCAAATACGGTACGCCTTGTCTATAACACGGCGGTTCGTCAGGTGGGCATAATCATCCGTAGGGTCACACGCCATTTGGTCATCGGAAAAATAATAGCCGGTTCGACCGACGTGCTTTCTTGGTACTATATACCCTTTCTCGAAGATGGCACTGATGGTGCTGCCGCTTTCCTCAATCTTTTTAGTCCCTACATACATCTCAAGCGGGAAGAGGCTGCCGTTCTTCACCCGGCCGATGTTACGCTGCACAGGTATGGACGCAATACGGCCGAGAAGAGTTCCCACACAGGCCCCCTTACTGTCACTAACAGTGTCGCTTATGACAACTGCCACACGGTTGTACTTCTCTCCGGTCAGGTCCTTCAGTTCTTTGGAAGCATCATAGTTGCGTCCCTCCAATACGAGAAATAACGGTGCATAAAGTTCCGACGTCGCCCATTCGGCAAGTTGCTGGGCTTTGGGAAGGGCCGTAAACACATCGGAGTCAAGACCGTCGTTGCTGACGGATGTACTGCCTGTGTTTATACCGGCAACACCTATGCCGCGAAGCGCACCGTTCTGACGTGTAATCAGGTCACGGGCAAAGCCTTCCGCCATGTTTGTATAATCACAAAGAAGGGTGGCTTTCGTATTTGCGGAAACAGGATAAAGTATGAGTTTCGTGCCGCTTTCAGCTTCGTCATAAAACTCCTTAACCTGCTTGTAAAGCGTAGCGTTGTTTGCCTCAGTCACACCGAGTGCCGCCAAATCATCCATGCTTGTAACCGGGTACACCGTATTCAGCTCAAGTTTCCCGGTTACTGCAGACGCGCCGCAGATAAGGGCCATGAGGCCGTCGGGGCTTTCACCGACGGTTCCCAATTGGCCGTTTAGAAACTGGATTTTTACTCTTGGTAATTGCATAAAGGTCTTGTTTTAATGATTAAGCCGTAACTGCCGCCTCTACGATGGTGGCAACACCTTTCTTGTCGTAACGGCGAGGAGAACCGCCCATACGCATCAGGAAAGAATAGATGTCACCGTAGTAAAGTGGATTGTCTTCGCTGTCAAACATCTTGACTTCGCCCAAGGCACGGCTAACGCACTGGGACTGCCATGCCAGGCCTGCGGCCAGTTCTCCGGCTACGCCGGTCTCGCTCCACTTCAAGAGTTTCTTGGCGGCGGTCATGCGGAGTACCTGAGAGCGCTGCATGATGTCAAAACCATACAGACGGCCGACAATACCCTGCTGCGCATTGGCTGACGCCAGGAATGCACTCAATTCCTTCTCTGTCAAATCTTCCAAAAGGTCCGCGTACATGCAGGCATCCAAAAGGATGTAACGGCCTTCTGCCGGCACATCGTCCTGATTGAACTTCGTCATCAGGGAAAGGACGGCGGCCTTTGTCATCTTCTTACGGTTACCAGTAGCCTTATTCGAGGTGTGCGCCGCACGGTTCTCTCCGGCTGTCTCGACGATAAGGTCTTCATTGGCCCAACGGTAGAGAAGGTTCTGGTGGGCGTTCTTCTGAAGTTCCATACGGTCGTTCCAAAGGATGCTGGTACGCTTGTCGTATGACAATTCCACCATATCAATGTTGGGGATGTAAATCGGATTCGTGGTCAGTTCGTCCATGCTGTACTCCAAATCCTGGTCTGTACGCTGTTTTACCGATGCCGGTTTCTCCGTGCGGTTAATCTCTACACCGGACGGTGCTCCCGCATTGGGTATATGCACGGTCTTGTTACTCACGAATAGGGAGTCATCAATACTCTTTGTCGCGAAACTGTTGTCCGGGAAAAAATTTTCAACGATGGTGTTCAACCATACTTGTTTGTTCAATGCCATTTTACTCTAAAATTTAATGGTTACTTTTTATTCTTTGTAGTCTGTTCCGAACTTATCCTTAAACTTGGAACAGAAAAGAGAGAAGTCCTTGGCTTTCAGCTCTGCAAGGAGATTTTCCTTGTCAAGCTGGTCCCAGGTCTTGTTTTCAAAGCCTCCCTTCCCGTCTTCATGGTTGATGAAGTCCACGGCACGTCTGGCCGGACTGGCGGGCTTCATGCTGTTGATAAGTTCTTCTGTGGCCTTACGGTCACTGTTCATCAGCTTCTCCATCACCGGGAGCTGTTCCTTGGTAATCTTGCCCTCGGACACCGCATTGTTCAAAAAGACCTCCACCTCTTTTTTCTGCAAGTTTTCAATTTGTGCCTTATAGGCATTATTGGCCTGCTGGAGGGCGTTCACTTTGGTAGCCGTGTTCTCAAGCGACCTAATGTGTGCCACAATGGCACTGGCGTCTTCCATGTCACTGAATGACGGAATCGCTTTGATGTCATCTATTAAAGCCATCTCATTTTGATTTTGTGGCCCGCTGACGAGCCGGTTATTAAAATAGTTGTAAATCTCATCCGTTGTTGTGGGCTGCTTCTCTGTGGTTTCCATGTCATAGATACCATCGCAGAGTTTCATGTTGACAGCCTCCTTCGCGTCTATCCAGTGGTCTTTCTCGTCAAAGTACTTGGCCTGCACATCCTTGGCCTTCATGCCGCAACGTCCGGCTATCATGTTGGAAAGGTCTTTCTGGAGCTGTTCCATCTGGTCGGCCGTCTGGCGCAAGACTGAGGCATTCCCCCATGTTCCGCCGCTCACGCTATGGAGCATCAGCTTGGCATAAGGGCTCATGTATAGTGGTTTACCACACAGGGCGATGATGGCTGCGATACTGGCCGCCACACCGTCTATATATATGGTAATGTCACTTTTCGACTGTCTGAGCGCATTGTATATGGCCATGCCGCTGAACACGTCACCTCCACGGCTGTTGATGCGCACGTCTATCTTCTTATATTGCGCCTGCAGGGCTAAGAGCTCGCTGACTATGCGCCCGCTCTCCACCTTGTAGCCATCACCGATGTCGCCGTACAAAAGCAACGCGGCACTCCCGTCACCTGGGATAACATTGAAAAATCTTGATGTCATTTCGCACGATTTTTGATGCAAAATTCCCATGTTTTCCCGACATATCAAAACCATGTTTTTATCGTAGCGTCAGCGAGTTGCAATGATAGTCGCGCAGGATGCCATCATAAAATCATTGTTTCATTTTCTACCTGATTATTCGGAACTTTGCAGCACAATTCTCATTTATCATGGGCAAACAGAATATCGACAAGAAGGACATCGCCAAGTCTCTTTTCCTCAACGGCAACTATACACAGGAGGAGATTGCCGACAAGGTGGGTACCACACGGCAGACCGTTTCCAGATGGATTAAGGACGGGGCATGGGATGAACTGAAAGCGTCCATCACCATCACGCCGGCACAGATACTGTCCGGACTGAACCGGCAGATTATAGAGATAAACAACAATATCAACAGTCGCGAGGAAGGCAAACGTTTCGCGACCGTCACGGAGGCGGACACGCTCGCAAAATTGGCTTCCGCCATCAAGAAGATTGAGACGGACGTAGGTATTGCCGACATCGTGGATGTGGGCATACGCTTCACCAACTGGCTGCGTCCTCTTGACTTGGAAAAGGCCAAGGAGTTCAACAACCTGCTTGACGCATTCATTAAAGACCAAATGAGATGACACTTGAAGACAAGAAAGCCCTCCAGAGATGGAGCGAGCATCACAAGGCATTGGCCGCCGATGTCCCTGTAGAGGACTGGATGTCAAAACGGGACATTGAGAAGAAGCGTACAGAACTGGAAAAAGACCCTATCGCATGGATAAGATACTTTTTCCCGAAATACGCGAAGTATGAGTTCGCGCCATTCCATATCAAGGCGATACGCCGTGTCATAGAGCATGACGAATGGTATGAGGTCCTGTCATGGAGCCGCGAGTTGGCGAAGTCCACCGTGGCCATGTTCATTCTAATGTACCTTGCCCTTACCAAACGTAAGAAGTTTATAGTCCTGGCATCGGCGACCGAGGCATCTGCCATCCGGCTGCTTACTCCGTATAAGCTGAACTTCGAGAGCAATCCGAGATTGCGCCAGTTCTACGGCAACCAGGTCACACTCGGAGCATGGACGGATAAGGATTTCACGACCCGCTGCGGCGCGAAGTTCGTAGCGTTGGGTGCCGGTTCCGCACCCCGTGGAGCGAGAAACGAGGAGGTACGCCCGGATGTCATCTACCTTGATGATTATGACACCGACGAGGACTGCCGCAATCCGGAAACGCTGAAAAAGAAGTGGGACTGGTTCGAAGGCGCACTCTACCCTACCCGCTCCATATCGGAACCTACACTGGTGCTGTGGTGCGGAAACATCATCGCCAAGGACTGCTGCATCAAACGTGCCGGGGATAGGGCAAGACATTGGGATATAGTCAACATACGGGACAAAAACGGACGCAGCACATGGCCGCAGAAGAACACGGAGGAGCAGATTGACACAGTGCTTTCAAACATTTCCGCAAAGAACGCACAGGCGGAGTATTTCAACAATCCGGTTTCGGAAGGAAACATCTTCAAGAACCTGCCGTTCGGCAAAGTGCCGCCACTGCGCAAGTTCAAGTTTCTCATTGCCTACGGAGACCCCGCATATTCAGACTCAAAGAAAAAGGCAAGCAGCACAAAAGGCCTGTGGCTGGTCGGTAAATACAAAGGTGTCTATTACATCATCAAGGGCTTCCTCGCGCGTGAGTTGAACGCCGTATTTATCAGTTGGTATTTCGACCTGATGGATTATGTAGGCGGCAAGACGAATGTCTATTTCTACATGGAGAACAACAAGCTTCAGGACCCGTTCTTCAACCAGGTGTTCAAGCCTCTGCTCCGGGACGAATGCAAGAAACGCAAGCGCGAGCTTTATATCAAGGGGGACGAGCGCAAAAAGACTGATAAGGCAACGCGAATCGAGGCGCATCTGGAACCGATTGACCGTAATGGCGCGTGGGTTTTCAATGAGGAGGAACGGGACAATCCGCACATGCAGGAACTCATCAACCAGTTCAGACTGTTCGAGATGCACCTGCCATACAACGCCGACGGCCCGGACTGCATTGAGGGTGGTGCCACCATCATAGACGAGAAGACGGCAGAACTTGAACCGACTTTCACCATATCATACGACGAGATTAACGAAGATAACATATACAGGATGTAACCATGACAAACTTTATAAACATAGAGGACTATGACGCCACTATACACAGGGAGATTCTTGACTCCCTTCTGCGGAAAGAATCTGCGTCATACGACCCACAGATTATTGAGATATGCGAGGATAGGGCCGTTGCGGAAATGCGCTCATACATGAACAAGACGTATGACTGCAACACGATTTTCTCGGCAACCGGGGATGACCGCCATGCGCTCATCCTCATGTTCGCCATCGACATCACCGTCTACCACATATTCTGCCAGCACAACCCGTACAAGATTGCAAAAACACGGCAGGACAGGTATGACCGGGCGGTGGAATGGCTCAAGGGTGTCATGAAGGGGGATATTACAATAGACGGTGCGCCATTGCTGCCGGAAGAGGATTTAAGCGATAATTCACCGTGGCAGATACAGGCAGACGACGTAAGGCCGACATTAAGATAATATGAAAAAAGACAAGAATAAAAAGAGTAAAAATTCCCGGCAGATTGTTCAGGGAGGAATGCGTGTTCCTAATGGTCAGAGGTTGCCGGATGTGGTGCTGCAGATGCCGGAGATATTCCTCTTCGACATGAAAGCATACATGAGTTCGGTCACGCTGGCAAAAAGCATTGACTATTCCAACCGGACACGGCTGTTCGACATGTACGAATCTGCCACGCTCGACCTCCACCTGTCAGGAGTGCTCGACAAGAGGCTGCGCGGCGTTACACGGCTGCCTATCGAGTTCCAGCGTAACGGGGAACCTGACGACACCATCAATGCACAGTTACGCTCGCCGTGGTTCAAGCAGCTTCGCAAGGACCTTATCATGTCGGAATTCTGGGGCTTCACGCTGGTACAGTTTTATTTGGACGAGGACAACAACATAAGGTACGACCTCATCGACCGCAAGCATTATGACCCGGTACGGAAGACTTTGCTCAAGTTCCAGAACGACCAGGACGGAATACCCATAGACGACTTCGAGAACTGCCTGTTCGTGGGTACGGAACGCGGACTGGGCATTTTCGCCGAGCTGATGCCTGCCGTGCTTTACAAACGCGGGGACATGGCGGACTGGGCGCAGTTCTGCAACATTTTCGGAATGCCCATCCGCGAATATACATACGACGCTGGGGACGAGACGGCACGAAAACGGCTCATTCAAGAGGCAAGACGGCAGGGTACGAACGCGGTGTATATCCATCCAAAAGACAGTGAGCTCACGCTGATAGAGGCCGGGAACAAGACCGGGTCGTCTGACCTGTACAAGACTTTCGCGGACTACTGGGACAGCAAAATATCTATCCGTGTGCTTGGCAATACGCTCACCACGGATGCGAAAGAAACCGGCACACAGGCTCTTGGAGAGGTCCACAAGAAGGAGGAGGACGACATGAATGTGGATGACCGCGACTTTCTCCTGGACATCCTCAACTACAATATGCGCCCCATCTTCGCGAATCTCGGATATAACGTCGAGGGCGGGGAGTTCGTATATGCCAAGAAAGACAAAATCATTCCATCGCAACAGATTGACATCGTACAGAAACTGCAGGGAATGGGGCTGCCGATGGATGATGACTGGCTCTATGAGACGTTCGGAGTGGAGAAGCCAAAGGACTACGACAAGCAGAAAGCGGATGCCCTGGCACAGAAGGAAGCCATACGCCGGAGCATGAATGACAAGGAGGATAAACCGGAAAAAGAGAATTTGAACGGTGATAAAAAGGCGTTCAAAAACAGTTTGAGAAGTTTTTTCGGAATAGCCCCGGTTACCGGGGCGGACACAGACTTTTGATAGATACGCTCTATTACGGAGACCATCACTGCAACTGTGGCCACCATATCCAAAACAATGCTTCTGTCCAGTTCGATGCGGACGTGCTCAGTGCTTTCATGCACAAGGTATACAACGGCTTTGACACTTCAAAAGAGGTGGATGCGGCCTTATGGCATGAGGTGCAGCGCATCATCAATGAGGGTACGGTGGAGGGTCTTGCACAAGCCAAGACACCTCCCTCGCATGACACGATGTTCTACCGGGAACTCCGGCACTCAAATGAGGTCTTCTCCGCTTTCAAGGTCCATACTATGGGCGTGGAGATGGCCGCCAAGCTCCTTGACGGGGACGGTAACCTGAAGCCGTTTGACAAGTGGCTGCATGACGTGTCCGGCATAACGTCCCATCAGGTGGGTTCATGGCTGCGCACGGAATATGATATGGCGGTCATACGAGCCCATGCGGCCGCAGACTGGAGGGAGTTCGAGCGCAACAAGGACATACTGCCCAACCTCAGATGGATGCCCACGACATCACCGGAACCGGAAAGCTCACACCGCAGGTATTGGCAGATGAAACTCACGCTGCCCATTGACGACCCGTTTTGGAACGAACATCATCCGGGGGACCGCTGGAACTGCAAATGCTCGCTTGAGGCAACGGATGAGCCGGTGAACAGTCCCGATGATCTGGAACCGGCAGCACCGCATCGCGGACTGGAGAATAATCCGGGAAAGGACGGGCATACGTTCTCTGACAGGCATCCCTATTTCCCGGACAAGTGCAGCCAATGTTTCGCCTACAGGAAAAGCGGATTCAGAAACAGGCTGAAAGCGTGGTTTACAAACAGACAGAAAGACTGCTACAACTGTCCCTTCATTGACGGATGCCTGTATGGTACTGAAAAAGGGGAGATAAAGGACATAAAGAAAGCGGCAAGGCAAACGCTCCAGGGCTCTTCTCTCTCACACCCTGACTTTAATGGCATGATTACTGTCTCAAGGCGAAGTATAGACGAATGGACCAACCAGCCACATATACATTATGCTGAGAAAAACAGGATGCTTCTTTATATCGATGACGTTCTCAAACAGTCCGTTTATTTGGGGCATAAGCAAGACTGCAGCACAAAACCGGGTAGCAAATGGGTACATCTCTTTGAAACAAAAATACAAGGGGACAGAAGTTGGATTGTCGTGAAAGAATACCAGGACGGAACAAAAATACTATACAGCATATCTGACGGTGAGAATATCCTTATCGGGTTAAAAGAGAAGTAGCCCCGAATCACGGCTGGAAATACAATCCAACATAGATAAGGGACTACTCTCGCTGCAAAGATAATAATTTATTTTCAATAACAGACATAAACGAACAAATTACAACTGTCATGGAGGCAAAATACATAGAAAAATTGGTCAGAAAGGCAAAGGACGACATTGTAAAGGAGGTAAACGACCGCCTTCCGAGAAAGGTCGGGGTGGTGGCCGTAAACCACTTCAAACAGAATTTCCGGGACGGAGGATGGCTTGACAACGGACTGCACCCATGGAAACGCACCAGACGTCAGGACGGCAACTCACCGGATTCCAAATACGGGCCGCTCACATCCAGACGCGACCACCTCATGCGCTCCATCCAGTCGACAACCGGTCCGGGAACGGTTACAGTAGAGAATCCTGTACCGTATGCCACCATACACAATGACGGTGGGGAGATTACCACACACCCGACAATCACCGAACGTATGCGTAAATACGCATGGCACATGGTCTACTCGCTTGCCGGTGTCAAAGGAAAAGGCAAACTGCCGAAAGAGTTGCCAACGGAGGCTGACAAGTGGAAAGGTCTTGCCCTGACAAAGAAAAAGAACATCACCGTCCACGCCAAAATACCGCAACGCAGGTTCATGGGAGATTCCGCCGAACTGCGTACCAAGGTGAACAGGATTATAAACGATTCAATTCAAAGGATAAAAGATGGAATTATTGCTTTATCATCTCATTGACCATATCAAGGAGGATATGCCGGAACTGTCGTTGGTTGATGAGGATTACGGACAGTTGGAGGCTATTGACAAGGTGGACATGGACACGTATCCTGTCACGTTCCCTTGTGTTCTCATCGATAATCCGGAAACGGACTGGGAGAACCTCGCTGGCAAAAGCCAGAAAGGAAAGGCGAAAATCGGTGTCCGTCTCGTCATAGACTGTTATGATGACACACACTATGGTTCCGGGACTATGGAGGCCATACTGGAACGGTCGGAAATGGTGGACAGGCTGCACCGTTCAATGCAATGCTTCCGGCCGATAGAAGACGGAGAACTCATCAGGGAAAAATCAAAGTTCTACACATGGAGTCATGGCATCAAGGTCTACGAGATGCTGTACTCGGTTTCCGTCAAGGACATTGTTCAGGAAACAATAAAAGCTGCTGCCCCGAAGAAGATTGTGATTTCGGTAGGGAAACCTTTGAAGTGACCTTGAAGCCGGTGAACATGGGACGTTCTATGTGTTTGCCGTCTACGGTGGCACCGCTCTGTATCATACGGCGGATTATCTGCATCACACGGCTCTCGGACACAAAGAACTCTTCCTCGCTCAGTTTCTTGATGGTATCATCAAAACGCAAGCGACGAATTTCCGTCCAGTAATAGTAACGCTCAAACATTTTAAGGTCCCTGGAAGATATTAGTTCTTTGTTCCTACCGCGTGACATACTGCAAAGGTATCTGTTTTTCTGCGTATTACTACAAAAAAATGAGACATCCCGTTACAGATGCCTCATTTTCTGTTTACACTTTGAACAAAAGTGCTTAAAGACGGCAAAAACTCGGTTCTATGCGCTTCCATACGCCGGTCTCCGGATTGCGCTGATGGAAATAGTAGTTCGTCGCATTGTGTTGTACTACATTGGCTTCCTTGAAAAGGCGCATAATATCGGCATACTCCTCGTCAAACTTGTCCTCCAGTTCATAGAGTTTACTGATACTCTTGTAGTCCAAATCGCCCATCTTGTTGCGCTCAAGCAGCGTCATGGCCATCTGATACATGGGGTCATCAGCACCCTTGTCGCTATTCTGCATATAGCGTTTCAGGTAATCAATCAGCCGCTCGGCGGCAAGGTCGGCACGCTCGTCAAACCCTTTCACCTTGTTGCTCTTTACCTCCATACGGAAGTCGCCGTCGGTAATGGTGTAACTGCGCTGGTCATCACTCTTCACTTGGCCGTACTCTTTCATAACAGCGGTAAAACAGGCAGTCTCGTTCTCAAGCCATTTGCGGAAACCGCTCACGGCATTCACCATCTCAAGGACATTCTCCTTCACTTCGTGCAAGAACTCGCCACGCAAGGCCTCGTAGGTTTCACGACGGGCAATACGGTCGTCTTTTTCCTCTTGCTGCAACTGGGCCAACAAGGCAGCCCGTTCTTCTTTACTCATGGACTTTACATCCACACGTTGCTTTTTTACTTCTTCCATTTTACAATTCGTTTAATTGTTATTTAGATTGTTTTTTCAATATCATACGGAGTTTCAATGACAGGCGGCCGAGGTCTTCAATATCCAATTCCCGGAACTTCGCGCCTGCTATCTTCGGGCTTATGCAAAAGCGGTTTACTGTGTCCCAATTGGTTGTATCCACGCCTATTTGCTGCATCAGCTTCAGACATACGCTTCTCGCCCGTCTGCGTTCCTCCTTCCATCGATCACGTTCTTGTGACGGTGTCATGCGCTCCATGGCGGCGCACATGGCGTTATACTCCTGCCACGTGACATCCTTAATACTACCTGTCCGCCCAAGGCTGAACTCCGACACAAGGCTGCGCTTCAGGTCTTCTTTGTCACCCTTATACGGCATACGGCTCAACAGGGTGTAAAAACGCGCATAGTTGGTTACTTCCTGTGCCATATCACTTACCATTAAGAAGCATCTCACATTCTGTTGATTTTGTACTGACACGATAGACGTATTTGCTTGGTCTGACAGGAACATCTTTATATTCAGCTTCAATTTGCTCTGCATATAATCCCCTAAATTCTTTCCCCATTTTGGAAAGTATTGCCTTGTTATACTGACCACAAAATCCAATACGTGAAGTATAAGTTCTGCGAGTTGTTCCTACATAGACAGTAGCAGTTAAAGTTATCACCACTACACCTTGTTTCAATTTTTCCATATCAGTCTCTTTTTATTGGTTTCCATTCTACTGTTATCTCCGGCCTCACCTTACCTGTGCCTTCACAGATGGGACACGGGGCCTTTATGGTTTCATGATATTCATCCAGTCCCCAAAACCATCCGTTCCCACAACAATAATTACATTGCTGCACAAACCCAATAATACGCTCGTGCCTGGTCTTTATGGTCGGGCTACTCAAATCGAGGATTTGTCTTGTCTTACTCATCTTTGTCATAGTTCTTATTTAATTATATCCAAACCTATTGCCTTTGCAAAAAGTAATTCCACTTCTGCACCTGGACTGTCCACCCAATCCTCAATCGTATAGATTGCATCACACTGGGCAAGCACATTCAAATCCAACAACATGATTTCCCTGTAAAAGTCCGTGCCTTTTTCCTTTGCCAAAGCCTCGGCCTTTGCTCCAAGACCACTACGTGTAGGATTGAAGGTATCGTAACCTATTGATTGAAGCAACTTTTCCGCCCTCTCAAATTTCCGAAGAGTGGTTTCACTGGGATAGTCCTCACCGATTTTCCCTGCTATATACACTTTCTTTTTCATACTGTCTTCCTAATTTATAGTCTGTATTATTTGGTTCCCCAATATCTCTCCGCACCTTCCGGCCAGATGGTATATTCTCCCGTCTCGCCGATAAACCGCCCCTTGCTGAACGCCTTAAAACCCTCCACCCATATCTTCAGCGTGGCATCATACATCACGCTCTCGGCCGCACTGCCGCGTGGGGAACGTCCCTTGGCATGGCTGATAAATATCAGCAGTTTGTCTTTGTTCTGTTCTTTCATGCGGATGTAGTCACGGTAGCTCATTTGCGTATATTGGAAGGAGTCTATGATGGCTATGTTCCAACTCTTGCGACGGCTCAGACGTTCCTGAAGCTCATTCATGGGTTCTGCATCCAACAGGTTGAAACGCCGCCCCACATCACTCATGCCATGACGCAGAAGGCTCTGGTGCATCGTCATGCTGTCGCCTTCCTCCAGACTGTCATAAACCACACGGTCATACTTGCAGAGTTCCTTGCAGAGCTGCATCACGAAACTGCTCTTACCGTTGCCGGAGTTTCCCCACACAAACCATACACCGGTACGTTCCGGCTGGCCGAATGCGTCCGCCCACGCCCCCGTAAAGGGGAACGTGTGCCGCTTCCTGTTAATGACCTCGTTCACTGTCAATGCCCTTCCCATGATTACTTCCCGTTCATTCTCTTTACTCTGTGTATGCTCTTCTTCACACGGCGCAGGTCAAAGTCGCAGGCCTCGGCATCCTTCATCACCGTGTCGATGTCCTTGCGGTCACGCAGGCCGTTGGCCGTACAGATGGCATACACGTCATTGGGCGTAGTGTCCTCCAACTCGAAGTATTTGCGGCCGATACGGCTGTAAAACTCCTTATATCCGGGCTTTTCCCAGCGCAGGCCGTTCCTGATGCGCTTCTTGATGTAATCGGTACTCATGAACACCACACCGCACTTGTCCTCCAGCTTGTTGTAAAGGCTGATGAAGTAGTGGAACACGCTTTCTGTCAGCTTGTCGGCCTCGTCAAACACAAGCAGCGGGGCGTCCATCTGTATAAGGCTGTCGAGGATGGCCTTCCAAAGTTCACGGACGGTATAGCCCTCGCCACGGATACCCACCAGGCGGGCTATCTCGCGTACGAACTCACCCTTGTATATATCCTCAGAGCATTGGAGGTAGAACACTTCCCGGTGTTCAGAAGCGTACATCTTGGCGGTGGTGGTCTTGCCGCAGCCGGCTTCCCCGACCACCCATGTCACGTTCTTATACTTTTGGGCATCATCCAAGGCGTAGGTGATTTCCTGGTACGCCCCGGTTTCCACGATTTGCCAACCGGCATCCACACCGCCGACGGTACCCACCTGGTCGGCTATCCTGCGCCACATGTCCTCGCTGATATTCTCCCACTTACCGTTCAGGATATTGCTCACCGTTCCGGCACTGGTGCTTTTCAGACTGCCCACTGCCTTGTTCTGGCTTGGGTATTTGTCCACATACACCTTCAGACGGGCGCATATCTGCTCTTTGTCTTTTGTTGTCAGTTCCATTTCTTTATAGTTTATTGTCCATTACTTTCTTTTCCACGCGCCTCGGCAGGAATACCACGGTACTGTCGTTTTCCGTGTCCATCCAGTCCATCTGGCTTACTTTCTTTGTCACACGGCCAAGGCTCAACTCTTCCGGATCACGGCTGTATTTGCGTGTACGGCGGTCTATCTGGCGTTGCACGTCCGACCGTGTGCCTTTCAGCTTTGGTGTGGTAAGGCCGTTCTGCTCCGGTGCCACCCCCTCGGCGTATTCTATCTCCTTGGCTGCCACCTGCCGTTCTATGCGGTTCTGTTCCGTGGCGGCCTGCTGTGCCCGTATAAACGCGGCCTCGCCCTCCGTCTGCTCCTGTATGGCACGATGTATAACAATGTAGGGTTCCGCTGTCCGCTCGAAACGGAGGCCGCCGGCCTTGTCTTTCCAGTACAGGCGGATGCTCGTAAAGTCGTAGGGGTCGTATTTCACCACGAAACGCTGGTAGGTGTGCTTCCGTCGCCACTCTATATCGGGAACACCGGGGCTACTCATCACCTCATATACGCGCTTCTGCCCTTTCACGGTTATCTCTATGCCGCTGCTCGTGAAGGTACTCATCCTGCTGCAGGTCACCCAGAACATATCTATCATGTCATACACCGTCACTTTCGGAGTGTCCGGGTTTACGCTGTTCTCATACATCATTATACGGGATTCCCCTGTGGCGGGATGCGCCATCTCGTTCCATTCGGTACGGGCTTTCAGATAGGCGGCCTTCAACTCGTCCAGCGTATATAGCTTGTCCTTGTTGGCCTCGATGAATTCCATGTTCGGACGACTGCCGGCTTTCGTGGCCGTTATATTCTGGCCTGTGAAACGCCAGTCCTTATGCAGCACCTGTTGCTGGAAGCGTCCGAACACGCTCTCTATAGTCTTCGAGGCACCGTTATACGGAGCCGTGGTCCTGTGTATGTGGCATATTTTGTCCAGCATACCGCTTGAATTGGCTCTCTTGTGGCCACCCTGGTTGTCGTGTACAATCTCGTATGGCTTGTGGCCGCTCACCTGTATGGCCATACGGTAGGCCATATACTGCGCCTCGTAGTCTTCCGTGTCGCTGATGCAGAAACCGAGGAACACCTCCGTAGCCGCGTCTATCACTTCATACACGCCCGTAGTGCGCACATTGCCGTCTTCGTCACGGTAGTACAGGTTCAGTTTCGTACCGTCACCGTACCACAGGGCGTCACGCATCGTGGGAAGTTGGGTCTTGTGCCGGCGGTCGAACTTCTGGTGTGCGCTCATCTCGCCGTAAACGGCATCATGCCACAATGGCTCTATGGCGGCACTGTTAAGCCAGGCTTTCATTCCGGCCACGCTTTTCAGGGGCTTCCATCCCCTACCCTCCGCCTCACTGTTGAAGGTGTCGAATATCTGGCGGTCCGTCAACACCGGCACACGGCTGCGCTTCAGGGCTATCAGACGGCGGCCGGCATCCTCGGTTATCTTTAGGGTGTTCTTGTTGCCCACCTTGCCGCTGATGACGGACATATACCCGTCTTTCTTATAGCGGTTCATTTTGTCCTTCAGTCGTGCAAGGTTTTTCGGCAGCGTGTGGCCGGTCACCTCACGCAGTTTCTCGCTTTGTGCGAACACAATGTCCCAAAGGTCACTGCGGCGGCCGTTGCCGAGGGCATTGCTTGTCGAGGTCAGTTCGTTCATACGGTTCCACAACATTCCAAGCACGCTCGCGTTCACTGTATACTCTTCCTTTAACTTATCGGTGAGCGTCGTTTGAACACCGTTCAAATCATATTCAAACGCCTCGTAAAACTCACGGGCTTTCTCATCCATACATACGGTGTCTTTCAGTTTCTGGGCTTTCAGCACGTCTTCAGGCTTGCCGTATTTCGCCTCAAACTTCATCTTGTATTTCACGGGGAGGGAGGAGTAGACATAGAGAGCATAGTTGCCTTCACCTTTGCCCTGACGCGCACACTGGATGTTACCACGCTTTATGTTCTGACGCAGAGTCGCTGGGGTTATGACCGGATTGTCACCTCCCGTCAGTTCCTCAAAGGTTACACACAATATTCTCTTGTAAAACTCCATATCCTTTTTCCTGTTTATGACAGCCTCAACAGTCTCTTTATACCTTCGTATATTGGCATCATCAAAAAGGCGTATGCCACACCCGCAATCTTTTCAACTACGGACATATCATCAAGACTCCATGCGAAGCTCAGTGCGAACCACATATACACCAGACCAAGCACTACGGCTACCAGCATTTTTACGGCTTCCTTAAAAATCTTTTTCATAATCCGCACCTCCCTACTCTCCTACTTCAACACCGCCGAACTGCTCTTTGGCAACATAACGTATCCTCCGGGCAAGCAGGCTGTTCTTCTTGAAGTTTACTGACTTGCTCACCATCTCAGGAGTGCAGTTCATAACTTTGGCTATCTTTGCGACATTGCCACGGTCCAAAACAATTTTCTTTTTCATATTTCGTTATCTATTATAGCTACACAATTATTTTCTCTTATGAATTACAATGGCTATTATGATATGTTCTTGGACATAATCGTTGCTTCAGAAACGCACGATAAATGCCTCCTTATTTTTAACCGATTTAAGAGTTTGATAAAAGCATTCAATTTTGGAAACATCCGTATAAGGGAATTAAAATCAGCTCGTAAAGGCGATGTCCTATCAAGGGAACTACAGATTAACATCATCGGACTGGCTGATGACATCATCATATTCCGGGAATGTATTGACTTCATCATCCAAAAATGCAACATTCTATCTGGTAATAACTGTGTCAGACTCGCGCGCACCATCACTACACGAAAAGACGCACGAATGAACCTCATCAAAGAGACCGTCTAAATCCTCTATTGCCAAATCGCAGATTTTCCACATCTCCGGAAGCTCTTTTGAGCATTCGGACTTTACTTCTTGCGCCTTGATGATTATTACATCCATCAAGTCTGACAATCTCTTACTTCCTGTGAATTTTTGCTTGTTCATATTTTTACTGATTAAAGTTTTGTGGGCGGTTGCGGACTCGAACCGCAGACCATACAGCCGGATTGGTTACCGCCGTTTGTTCTACCAACTGAACTAACCGCCCTGCCCGTCTTTCCGGGCTGTCAGTTATCCGGCAATCTTTCTGCCTTGTATATCGTCCTCCAAAATTTCTTTGAGGTATGCCTTGTCCTCATTCCAAAGAGGAAGATCCATACGCAACTTCATAAGTGTCACCTCACGCTGACCAATGAGTTTTACAGCCTCATGGTAGAAGTCCGTATCCTCGTATGCACAGGCCTTGCCTATCAGGAACTCGGCAAGTTCCATCTTTCCACTTGATACACTCTTCTTCAAAAAGCTGAGTTCAGCATCTTTCGCACCAACATACCGTCCAATCTCCTTCAGACACTCACGTAACTCTATGTGGCCATTGGCACCATCGTATGCACACATTCTGCGCATCTCCTCGCAGAACTCATCCTTAGTCATATTACCGGCAGCCATATAGAGATTTTCCACTAAATAGTACTCTTCAACTGCTATCAGTCGCCGTGTCCGTTCTTCAAATTCTTTCTGTGTCATATCATTCTTTTTTACTGTTTATTCTTTATTCTCGCCAAATGTTTGTACCTTTGAACGCTGTTCATAATTAGAACACGCTGCAAAGATAATATACATTTCGCAAAACGCAAAATAAAAGAGTGTTTATTTTTCGCAATTCGCAAAATATGACTAAAAAAGAAAGACTTGAGGCTATTATTGCCCATTACAGCGATGGAAAACCATCTGTATTTGCAAAATATATAGGAGTTGCACCTTCTACCATTAGTTCTTGGCTGTCACGTGACACAATGGACTACGATCTTCTTTTTGCAAAATGCGAAACGCTATCACCGGAATGGTTACTAACCGGGCATGGTTCTATGATAAAAGATACCAATACATCCATAGCCCATCAAGCAACCAACAACCACGATGGAATCCCACTCATTCCTTTTAGTGCTATGGCAGGGGCACTGACTGGCGAAAATTCTGTTCTTGAATACGAGTGTGAACGATATATCGTTCCGGCATTTAATGGAGCGGACTTTCTCATATCTGTAAAAGGTAATAGTATGACCCCTACATACATATCTGGCGATATTGTAGCTTGTCAACGTGTACCCATGACAAGCCTTTTCTTTCAATGGAACAAGCCTTATGTTTTAGATACAGCCCAGGGGGCACTCATTAAACGCATCAAACCAGGACATGACAAGCAGCACATTCTAATCGTATCTGACAATGAGCAATACGACCCATTTGAATTACCCTACTCGGAAATATATGCTGTAGCCCTTGTTATTGGCATCATTCGTTTGGAATAAAACGAAATGTACACACAAATTTCACCTGTTTTCTCGTAAATGCCTGTATTTAGGCACTTTCACATGAAATCCGCCCCTCGAAAACGGTGTTTTTATTGATTTTCGCCCCTTGAAAACCGTTGAAAACACCATTTTTCGGCTATTTTATACCCATTCACCCTATTTATCCACTAATTTTTATGTTAAAAGTGTCACCCTAAATGTCACGCTTTCACACACGTTTCGTTTTTTATAGCACATCTTTTGTCACCCTAAACGTCACCCTAAGCGTCACCCTAATCTTATTTTTGGCCATAAAAATAGGGTAAGGATATGCTTCGGACACATTTCCCTACCCCAACAAAACGCCAAAGCCATCCAAAGGCCAATTATTTGCCCTCTGTGCGCCTCGTTCCGCGTATAAGCGTAGATTGCTTTATAATAGCACGTTTCGTGATTACAGTGCCGTTTCCTGAAAGCCCCGCATGAAGTAGATAATTCTTTGTCGCACCCACTTGCTCAGGCGTAAATACCGAATAAACAGCCGTGATGCTGCTGAAATACCAATCCTTACGTTTTGTCCCATTTATCCCATATATGAGATGTACATGTATAACCTTTGCCATATCAATATAATTTTGTGCAAATATACCAAATAATAACTATATGGAAGAAAATCAATAAAACAAAATCGCCAAAAGCGGTAAAAATCACTCTCTAAACACCCTCTACGACCTCTAACAACAAAAAAGGCGACCTTTTAGCCGCCATGTAACATTTTCACCATAAAACATCGTTCAAACGTTCTTTGAATGTAACGCTAATGTAAAGCGAATGTTACGTTTCGTTTTTGACTTTTGTCCACCTCTCAACTCTCTCATATTTCCGTAACTCGTTTATATACAAAGGTTTTCAGCAGTTTACGCAGCAACACCCATTTCTACATTTCGTTTTATCCCCCGTAC